TGGAACTATTGTATGTGGCTTTTATGTTGCAGCAAATCACGAGGATGTCCGTGATGCAGTAATTGCTGTAGAAAATTACGTACTGAATACATTAGACCCATTACCCGATACCGTATCTCAAGCAGAAGCGGAAGCAGGTACAGCAACCACAGATAGGTTATGGACTGCTGAACGAGTAAAACAAGCCATAGATGCCTTAGTAAGTCCTAGTACACCTACGTCATTAAGTATAGGAACACAAACAGGAACTACATTAGGAATTGATTCTGATGGTAGTTCTGATGATGTTGTATTACCACAAGCTACTGCAACAGAAGCAGGATTGTTGTCATCCGCAAAACGTGCTGAAATTATTGCAAACAATGCTAAAGTTACCAATGCCACACATACTGGTGCCGTTACAGGCTCAACGACTCTAACGATTACAAATGATGCTGTGACGAATGCCAAACTTGCAAACATGGCCCAGTCTACTATTAAAGGCAGAGCGTCTGGTGCAGGGACTGGAGATCCAGTAGATTTAACAGCAGCTCAGGTGAGAACGATTCTCAGCATTCCTTCAACTTATGAAAAAACTAGAATCTATAAAAGAATGTGTGATAATAGTGGTACACAAACTGTAAACGGTGATATCGTTGTTGCTTTTAATGGCGGTACTGAAGATATTACCGATACTAATATTGTTACACTTTCTGGCAATGAATTCACCTTAAAGAAAACAGGAGGGATTTATAGAATTTGGTATAACCTTGAAGGAGAATTGAGTCTTAACTTTGGAGGCGAAGGTGCAGCTAAAGCTGAACTTGAACGAAACGAAAACGGAGCGGGTTGGGTCGATGTACCCGAATCATGGTGTGTTGTGGGATATATACCACCCGATGATAATGAAAATTCAGAGTTTAATCTTCATGGTTCTTACGAGATAACAGATTCCGTTGCTGACCAAACAAAGATAAGACTTACTGCTGATGATTATACAGCAGACTCTTGGGACATATACCGAGACTACTCAAAAATTGTTATTGAATGGACAGGACAAGAATAATGGCTACACTGCAAGAATTAATTGACCAAAATCCACATACGTTATTTAAGTGTACGGATGGTGTATCTGACTACCAATATAGTCAATATATACGAGATGGTATGGCTGTTATGTATGACGGTAGTGAACATGCATTAGATGAAGATAAGTGGGAAATATATATATCATCTGATGACGTTGAACGAGAGCGGGAGTTGGCTTTGCGGCTGGTTGATGCTGTTGCTGTTAAAAAGAAAGGTGAATATTTAACTCCTGGACTTGACTTAACTTATATTAATAAACGATTAGAAGCACAGAAGTTTAAAGATGCAGGATTCCCTGAAGAAGAGATAACAAACTCTTCTCCGTTCGTTGGAAATTATCCTTATGTGTCTAGTTATAAACTAGCAGAGGAAATGACTACAGGACAAGAATCAGCTTTGACTATTTTAGGGATGGTAGACCAGTTAACAATTTTAGATGCCGATATTGAAAGCCATAGAAATGGGAAAAAGAAAAAAATAAAAGCAGCTAATAGTAAGAGTGAAATTAAATCATTACGAGATGCTGCTATTGCGGCAATCGAAAGTATAGGTAACTAAAATGACTAAAAAAGATGATACAGACTATTGTGGTCCATCAGGCAATGACGGATTGTCTAAGTTCCTAAGTAGAGTTACGCTTGATACTATATTCGGTGTATACATAGGACATTGCTGTAAAGACCATGACCTAAGTTGGGCTAATAGTGCCAACAAAGCAGGAGATATAGCTTGCAGAAAATGTATCAAGAAAAGATTTAAAGAAGCTGGAAAACATTGGATGTTAGGTGAATTTACATCTGGCTTATATTACATTGGTGTAAGATTCGGAAATCTATGCTATAAAATTGCTGAATTAAAAGAAAGAATATTTAAATAGGAGAGCTTTATGTCGGAAGAACTAATTAGACTAGTAAGAGAGTCAGAACAGCCAGAAGGGGCCAATAGGGCTGTCTACGGAAAGATACTATTTGGTGACCAAGAAGTTTATTCTATGGAAAGGCCATGGATTCCAAGTGCAGAATTTCCAGTTGGTAAGCCATCTGAGTCATGCTTCCCTGTGGGCGTACACGACCTCGTAAAAGAGTTTTCTCCTAAGTATGGTCATGACATGTGGTATATCGTAAATCCTTCACAGGGGCTCTTCTTACGCCCTGAAGACATGGAAGAGGATTGGCAGCGTTGGGGCTGTATGATTCATTCTGCAAACTGGGTGTATCAAATAAATGGATGTGTTGCCCCAGGATTAACAAGAGGTATGATAGGTAAAGAGTACGGCGTTGGTAGCTCTAAGGCAGCACAAGACAAGCTATATGAATACATAGAAACCTTGCAAAATCCTAAGATTTCTGTAGAATGGGACTAAACATAAGGTATTATTATCTATGGCTAATGAAAAGGACTATGTAAATAAACCTGACGAGATAGCAGCTATGCTGCAAAAAGCATCTGAAATTCAAAAAGAGAGCGAGAAGTCAGGGTTTGAAAAGAAGAAAGTTGAACAAGGATCAGAAGGCGCAACAGAGAAGCAGGAAAATTCAGAGACTCCTGAGAGTGAAAAAGGAGCAGTAAAAATCGAAAAGCCTGTAGCGCAAACTCCAGACGATGAACAGACCAAAGAGGTTTCTACTTTTGTAGGACTTAACGGGATTGTCATGTCTGACAATGGTGAAATAAGTAAATCAAAATATTTTGATATGCTTCAAGTAGATCAATCTCAATATCAAGATATTCAATTCACCGAAGATGAGGCAAAGAGAATCTCAGCTTCTATGAGAACAATGACAACTGGAATAAATGCATCTGTTCCTATGAACTGCAAGGGGCACCAATGTCCTTTTGCACAAACATGCCCCTATGTGAAAGAAGATAAAATACCTTTAGGCAGACCATGCTTGGTAGAGAAGCAACTAATAGACTTCTGGACTAAGCAGTATATAGATGAGTTTGAAGTAGACTTAGAAAACCTTACCGAAATATATATGGTAAGTGAGCTGGCAGAATATAACATTTACGAAAAGAGAGTTACAGAACATCTCGCAGAAGGCCATCAAGAGTTAATGCAAGACGTAATTAGTTTTGACCCAGCAGGTAACGAAGTTATTAATCAAGAAATCTCTAGAGCATGGGAATTGAAGGAAAAAATTAAAGCGAAAAGAATGAAAGTGCTAGAAGCTCTTATGGCTACAAGAAAAGACAAGGCGAAACTGAAGACGAACGTAAATTCCAATAATTCAAGTGCTCAAAGCATGAGCGACCTAAAAAGGAAACTTGATGAGATTAAGCACGATATTGGTCATTTAAGTGCGACTGACGTTGATTTAGTTAATGGCACCGAAGAAGAGAAGAGTAAATAAGAAACACGTAGATAAAGCAAGGAGCAAAGGCCTAGCTCAGTCTAAGAAAAAAAGACTGATTGCGAGAAAGAAAAAGCAAGTTAGTATAAAGTCTCTAAAGAAAAAAGGCTTTAGTACTACCGAAAATAAAAGTAGATACAAGCAAGGCAAATTCTGGTCTTCTAAGAATAAGAAGGAATTCGTATTTCGTTCCGCATATGAGTTTGGATACTTTCATTTACTTGAAAAAGATAAAAATGTAGTCAGCTATATTGTTGAACCTTTTTGTGTTCCGTACAGATACAATAATGTGAGCAGGAACTATTGGCCTGACCTATTAGTCCTATATGCTGATGGAACAATGAAAGTAATAGAAATTAAGCCAGCGGGCTTAGTTAATAATAGACAAGTTCAAGCCAAAGCTGCTGGATGCAAACTATTTATTAGTAAAAGGCTTAAAAATACCACATTCGAATTCATAACAGAAAAGGATATATTTGAATCTGATGCAGATTACAAAAGACTGGTTAAACTTATTAAGTAATGATAGATTTTCCTTTATCAGAAATGCTCTCTCTAGATATAGAGACAACTGGTCTGGATCCCGCAAAGGATTCAATATGGTCTATAGGTTCTGCAAAAGAGAAGTCTACCAAAGAGTGGTTTACAAGAGACCAAAATAAATTCCCCACCATGGATGCTCTCAAGAGGTCCATATTAAATGAATGGGGTGCAGAGACCTATAAGGGTATGACTTGGAATCAGTTGTACAAAGGTGCTGGACAAGAAACCATTTCCGCAATAGAAGAAGCATTGTCTGATATAAACAAGAGCACAATGGTTCTAATCCAAAACGCAAACTTCGAAAACAGATTCTTTAATAGCGTACTTAGTGGCCTTCCGGAAGAAAAGGCTGCAGAGTTACGTGACGTTATGAGGTATGGCTCATATGCAGAAGGAGGAAGTTTTAGCAATAGATTATTTGATACACCACCTAAGGTAACTGAAGCACGTCGATCAGCATCAAAAGCTTATAATGCTTATAGTGGAAGAACTCGTGACTTCGAGCCAGTTAGAGCTGCATATCAGAACATGATGTCTCAATATAATGCTGCCGCCATCGATACCAGAAGAGGTGCTGGTGCTATTACTGTAGACCTTATGGACATCACAAAGGCAACATATGCTGAAGCTGCATCACAAGGCTTCTTATCTAAGCAAAGAATTAATATTGGTACAAATGTAGAGTTTTTATCTTATGCATTGGGACTAGGTACAGAGAAGCATACCGCTAAGTCTGACGCAATGTTACAGCAGCAAATATTTAAGCAACTTACTAAAATACAGGGACAGCTTGCTGATGGACAAATAAGGCCAGAGGGTAAGCAGGCTCTTGCTAGAATTAATGCAGGACAATATTATGAGAGCTCAAGACAGTTCCTTTCCTCTGTAAGGAATAGATTTCAAGAGATAGACAGAGATGGTTTTACCAAGATTAAGCTAGAGCACTATCTTTCAACAGGAACATTTACAGTTTTTGACAGGCACACAGAAGGAAGAGTAGAAGTCCCCTATTCGCCCACCAAACAAATATCTCCAACTGGAGAATACCCAGAGTTTACTACATCAGAAAGAAGAGCAGCAATACAAGATGTAGCAAGACAGTATAGAAATATGAATATACCAGGTATTGACCCCACAGGAATAGAAGACCAAATACTTAACGACAAGATTAGGATAGGAGGCCAAACTCATACTTTAGAAGGCGCAATAAATCAGTTTAGACAAAAGGCATTCGAGGAAGCAGATTCTCTTTTGGCAAACACAATGGCTAGAGGAAAGACTCAGAAAGAAAATGTAGATAGTGGAATGATGAAGCTTAAGTCTAATATCTTAGACAGAGTTTCGAAAATGACTGGAAAACATGCTATTATAGGAGGTGGCATTCTTGCAGGTGCTGGCCTAGTAGGCATGGCTATGGCAGGAAGTAGCGACGAAGGTAGAAAATATAAAGCTAGGCAAGATGAAATAGATTATAAGAATAGTCTAGATTATCAGCTTAAGTCATTTAAGAAACCAGCAACCTACCATGGTTCTGGATTTGCTAATTGGAAAGAACGTAAAGGTCACCACGAGTACTAAGTATGGCATCAATATATGATGATCCCAATGTTCGCAAAGTTGAAAAAGTAGAGCGAACAAAGTGGCAAAAAATCAGAAAACAAGAAGCTGCAGCACAAAAAGCTGCAACAGGTAAGTTTGGCAGACATCAGGATTTCCTTGCAAAATATCCAGATAGGTTCAGGAGTTCAAGGTGGGAGAAAGTATATAATCCGTACCAAGGTAGTGTAGCATCAATCGCTAGTGGTGGATATAATATTAGTAAAAACGCATGGGCTAAGGCTACAGCATCAGACCATCTTGCAAGAGGCTTTGCATTTGCAACTGGAGGCACAGGTGCTAATAGGACGACATTGCTTAATTCAATGGGTTTTATATCAAGAGCCCAAAAGGATTCAGTTATAAAAAGAGACCATAAGGGTAATGCAATAAGAGACAAGCGTGGAAGGGTTAAGTCTAGTAAATTCGCAAAAGGTATGAACTTCCTTACTTCAGCATCTACCATAGGTTTTCTTGGACACACTCTAGCCACCGGAGGAACTCCAACTGATTTCCTTACAGATTTTGTTGCTCCACAAATAGGTATTGAATATGGATGGAGAGTTGGTTCTAACATAGGCTTTGCTGCTGGTGCCAAGATGAAGAACAATATGCTAATGAAAGGTGCACTAGGTGTAACCACAGGTCTTGTTGGTGCAGCAACAGGTGCTTTAGCTGCACATGGTATTGCAACTACAATGCAAGCTATGACAAAATCTAATAATTGGGTCAGAGAAATAGCTCATGATGTTAAGATGCCAGATATGCAATTTGATGCTAGTCACAGTGGTACACAGTTAAATTTTGCAAGAGAAAGGACTCAGAGAATGAGAACAATGAATGCCTTAAGTAAGAGTGCACTAAATGATCGTGGGCAAATAATGGGCAACGAAGCAATGATAATGAAAGGACTTATGTAATGGAAAAAATTAACTTAGTAGAAGAGGTTGAATGGGGTAAAACTCCACTTAACCAGATTCCCTGGAGACAATACTTAAAACATAAGTATCCTGACGTTCCTATATTCGACGTAGATGAGAACGGCAGACTTACAGAAGAAGCAGCTATAAAGCTTAAACAGTTTTCTGGTGAAGCCGTTAGTGGTATGTGTGGTACCTGCCAAAATAAACAGCTTAAAGAACATGGTAAGATAGTTATAAAATGTGAAGGGCTCGCATCTGTGGATACTATAGTTCCAAAAGATGTAAGGCATATGTTTTCAGAAGATGAGCTAAATAAATTTGAGCAGATTGCAAATCCATATGCGTGGGCAGAAGAAAATATCGACACCGACACAATCCCCTTGAATAGAATATTTACTACAAGATGGTATCAAGAGCAAATGGTTCGTTGTACTGCTAGGCGTAAGGCTTATCGCTGCGGTAGACGTACAGGCAAAACATACTCTTTTGCACTAAATATTCTACACAGAGTCTTAACAAACAAAGATCACAAGGTGCTTATTGTAACTCCTTATGAAGTTCAAGCAGAAGAACTGATAATACAGATAAGAGAATTTGTTCATAAGCTAGACCCTTCTTGGGGCGTAGCATCTGAGATAATAACAAAAGATGTTAAGTCTCCAAATATCATGATGACCTTTTCTAACGGCTCTAGGATTAGAGGTTTTACGACTGGTGCATCTGGTGCAACTTCTGTAAGGGGTCAATCTGCCGACCTAATTGTTCTGGATGAAGTAGACTATATGTCAGATGCTGACTTTAACTCTATCCTAGCTATTCTTGCTGACAAGCCAGATACAGAACTGTGGGTAGCATCTACTCCAGATGGCAAAAAGACATTGCATAGGTTGGAGCAAATTGAAGAGTATAAAAAATTCCACTTCCCTACTTTTGTACTACCCCACTATTCGGACGCACTTGATAAAGACCTTAAAAGTCAGCTAACAGATGTTGGTTATGTACAAGAAGTTATGGGTGAGTTTGGTGCATCAGAAATGGGTGTATTCCAAACATACTATATCGACAGATGTATAAACAAAGATATGTCGCAGGCTCAAAGAGATGACGTTCTAGAAAATAGAGATAGGTATATCGTAATAATGGGTTGTGACTGGAATGATGATGCTGTCGGCACAAGGATACAGGTTGTAGCCTTTGATAAGGTCAACAAGAAGTTCTTTGTGGCAAGAAAAGAAACAGTCTCAAAAGAGGGCTGGTCTCAAGTAGAAGCAGTAGATAAGATTATTAAGCTGAATAGAGAGTACGTGTTTGACCACATATATGTTGACGAAGGATTTGGTACCTCACAAATACAGTTTATTAAACAGTATGCTATGGACCAATATGGAAAACTAGACCCTAAGCATCCAGACCTTAAGCTAACTAATGTAATCGGCATTAACTTCTCTTCAAAAATAGAAGTCATGGATAAGAATGGCGGAGAAATGTTGAAGAAAGATTGTAAGGTTTATATGGTTGAAAATGCGGTAAGGTTCTTAGAAAGAGAGGCTTACATATTAGATGAAGTTTTCGACAAGGACCTAATAGCGCAGATGCATAACTATATTATTAAGGGCAGGTCGCCTACTGGAAAACCGTCCTTTGCAGCAGAAGAGCCCAAGGTAGGTGACCATGATTTAGATGCTTTCATGCTAGCCGTACTGGGATTCTCTATGGAATATTCAGAATTTCTCAATATTCAGTATGCTGAAGACATAATACATTTGGTGTCTAGAGAGACTAGGGATGGAGTCAAGCAAGAGCTTGGTGACCCATTTGAGCCAGCAAATAACAATTTATTTGCAGATTTAAGCACTTCTCCTCAACAAAGACGCGGATCAGCCCTGTTCAAAAACCGTATTAATGGTTATAATAGAGCTAGTTTTGGCGGTAGTGGAAGCAGAATAAAAGGGTTTGGTGAACCTGAGCTTCGTGCTTATAGAAATACGCTACAGAATGTTGGCCCAGATGGATATATTAAACAGGGGCCTAAGAGTAATAAAGTCAATGGTCCTAAGGGGAGAGCTAGTTTTTAATGGCAACTATAGCAAATCCGGTTAATACAGTAACGATTACAGCTGGCACAGTATCAGGGCCTGTTGGTGTCTGCTATTTTGACCCTCTAACAGAAGACCTGTTGGAGATAAGTTCAATTCCAAATCACTTCTTAAGCGTTCAACCTTTTCAACAAGTAGTAAGGAAATACTATATGGTTGTGGCTCCAGGAGAAACACTGAGCTATGTTCAGGTAAAATTCCATGGTGAAGACTTAGAAGACTTATATTCTATTAAAACCATTATGTCTGATGTAGAACCTACTTCGGATAGTTTTACTGTGATTCCAGATTTCAACAGCTATAGAGTAAACAATCCTACTGCTGGTGAATTTATACCTATATATGTATTGTTAAGCTCAAAGACTCCCGTTAATGAAGTTTTAAATGTAAATATTGAAATAGAATTCGAATAGGGGGTCCTATGATTAATGGTACCGAAGAGTATAGGGATCGAGCAGAGAAGATAATAAAGGGACTCAGAGAAGCACAAGATACTCTTGAGCCTCATCTGGAAGAAATCAAAGTCAGGGTAGATAAGCAAAAGAGTCCTGATTTGCAGAAATCTATAGAAGCTGTTTTTGGAGATTTGAGCGATACTAAGGACGATGGATTTATAACATTCAATATGTACAAGGAGTGTCTAAAGATTGTGAGAGCAGGTGGCAAGGAAAAAGCTACAGAGATAATTAAAGATATTAAAGTTTAATAATGACGATTTTTAATGACCGATCTCACTCTGCTCGTATGGAAAAGGAAAAGGCTGAACTTTATATGCAGATATATAAATATGCTGCAGAGGACTTTACCTCTATTCCTGACCAAATTAAGCATGATAATCTGTGGCTAAAATGGGGCACAAAAACTGAACAGCGCCTTATTGAATTAGGCAATCAGCTTAATGTACATACGCATGAGTTAACTCCACACACTCACTTACTGCCACAAGAAGTAGTTGCCCACACTCACCCAGTTCCTGGGGGAGGCTCTTTTCCTGGCAGCGTATCCTTGCCTTCTGCCCAAATGTCGATAGGTACAACACAGCCTCTTCACGTATTTCCAGGCATACAGTCAGCACCAGCAATTAACGCATCTGAGTTACTGTGGCCTGCAGAGATTCCACCTTCTCAAATATTAAATACTACTGGAGCAATTTCTAACTTAATAGGAAATTATATTAATCAAGTAAGCTTTGCATCTATTGGAGACCTAATGACTCCTACTGCAAGAAGAGCTCAAATAATACCAGTATTACTAAAGCCAACTATTACACCAATAGCCAAGTCTCTTATTAAGGCAGCAATATAATGGCAGAATTTGTACCTACAGCTATAGAAGAAAACGTCGGAGTGAATGAAGCATTACTTCATGCACAAAAGATTATAGACGCTTTTTCCAAGGCACTGTCAGACAATAACTGTATGACACAGATTCCTATTGCCATTTACTCAGAAGCACAAAGCGGCGTAGACCAAATGGAAGATGCGCTAATAGCACTTGGGGATGGCAATAATTCGAATATTGATAGAAAATACAGTCTTAGAGCAAAACAGCAAGAAGACTTAACTACCACAGTCAAGGTAGAAGAAGAACCAGAATTTGTATTGAATGACATTACGAATGCACTTAGAAAGTTAGCTGGAGAAGAATGTATAGACTGTGGATGGGATGATTTTCCAGAATTCAGTATTGATAATATTTGGGAAAACTCAATGACAGACTTGGAAGATTGGCTAAGTCAAATAGACTCCTTCCTTAGTCAGTTTAGGGGTCTTGGTGAAGCACTAGATCCAAGCATATGTCACCTAGCTTACATGCTTTCATTTATATGTATACCAGACTTAATAAGATTACTGAGCCTGCTATTAGCCCTCTTAATCAAAATTTTAACCGGTATAAATATAAATGGATTCTCATTACTAGGATTCATAAATGCCATAATAGGAGCAATCATAGGAGCATTACTTGATTGGGTGTCATCTGTATTAGGTTGGGCACTTGCACCAATAGGCTGTATTATAGATAGCTTATCTTTAATAATTGATCAACTGCCAACACAGAACAACCTTAGAGAGGCCTTAACCCAAGAGCAGCTTTCATTGATTAATCTGCAGCAACGTAGAGGACCAGAGACATTCAACGAAGAGACTGGCGAAACCCTACAGGGTGCAGTAGTAACTCCGGAAGAAGGTTATCTAGACAAGTTTAATGAAAACCTCAATGTCACATCCAAAACATTAAGAGACTTCCAGAACAGAGATGCATTGAATACAAGCAATTTAGCTGCATCCTTTGAATTGCTTAAGACAAAATCCTCTGAGGCAATGGAATCCTTAAATGGTACAATGCTAGATTTAGAGTCCCTAACACTATTTATGTCCTGTGAGGGAGATAGAAATGGTACTGGAATGAAGGATAAGATTAAGGATGTTGTAGAACTGGTACAGTTAATAAATCTAGTTAGATCCATCATAAGCAGGAAGTCCTTAAATATAGCACTTGATGAGATGTGCAAAGTACAGAGAGATGCCCCAGACTTAGAAGAAGAGCTTAAGACAAATGCACAGCCCTTTTCTGCAGATGATATTGCCGCAGTCTTAGAGGATGCATATAGTGGTACTGCAACAATAGTTGGCTCCGAAGATGGAGACTTAGGCATTCTGTTAAAAGAAGATTCAACTCCAGCTCCAAATGCATTGAGTCTATTTAACTGTGAAATAAGTGATTTTATTAAAAATGCTAGTTTTGATAAAGTTCTAGAGGATGGTATAGTATTAGCAGAAGACGCTCTAATAGGGGAAGGTCTAGACCCAAGAACGAATTTGAGACCAAGAACTCCGGTTGACGATGTTCAGATAGCTGAAAATACACAACTTTTACTGTACGGACAGTCTGACACTAATTATAATAGTGATATAATTAATATCATTAATGAGGTAATATCCTTCAATACAGATACAGAAGACGCAGTCTCAGCAGATATAGATGAGAACTTTAAGTTAAATCCTAACACATTACCGGATCAAGAGTTAGATGAAACAGGAGCAGGAATACAGACTACAACAACAGCAGGAATACAGACTACAACAACAGCAGGAATACAGGCTACAGCAACAAGTGGTCTTAGCGGCAATATAGTATCTACTTCCAATAACAAAATTAGTGGACTGTCTTCAGATAATGCGAATAGCTCAATAAGTCTCAAATGTGGTACAATAGAGGACCTCGAAGAGTCACTAAACTTTATTAATAAAGAGAAAGAATAATGGAATTTGACATAATACATAAGACCAATTACAAAGCAATCAGTTCTTCTGCAGACATTAATGATGCAATAAGAACTGTAAAAATAAGAAAGGATAAGGTTAGTAATCCTACCCTATCTTTCTTTGCTGGGCATGGCAGATATAATAGTCAGCAATATCATGACCATGAATATGACCTATATGAATATGGGCGCATAATAGATACTGAGTCATTGGTAGCCCGAACATTCCAGAAAAAGAAAACTCTTATGTTCAAGCAGGGTTTTACTATTACGTCAAAAAACCCAGAGAATCTAGAATACGTCAAGCAAAGGGTTAATGAGATTGAGTATATAGGTAAAACACCATTTAGAAATTTCCTAAGAGAGATTGCTCAAAACCTGATTTCCTACCACAATGCTTACATAGCTAAAGCTCGTAAAAAAGATGCCTCTTCTGGTCTTACTAGGAGATATAGAAATAGAAAGGATGTTGACCCAGTAGCAGCATATTTCGTGCTACCTCCAGAAACAGTACAGACAAGGATTAATGATTCGGCTGAGGCTACAAGGTATAGACAGTATATTACTGGCACTAAGTATAGAGAATTTCCAGAAGAGAATGTAATACATCTTTCATACAATAAGCGTACCGGTATGAAGATGGGGACTCCACCACTTGAGGCTGTCAAAGATGATATCTTGGCTCTAAGAAGAATAGAAGAGTCTGTAGAGACACTTATATATAAGTCCTTATTTCCAATAATACATGTTCAGGTTGGTACTGAAAAGCATCCAGCACAATCATTACCTAATGGACAATCAGAAGTAGCAGCAGCCACACATCTGTTAGAGAATATTGAAGATAATGGCGGCCTAGTAACCTCAGAAAGAGTAAACGTTAATGCGGTGGGTGCAGAATCACTTGCGCTTAGAGTAGAGGCATACCTAACACACTTCAAAAAACGTGTATATGCTGGGCTCGGTATGTCTGGTATAGACTTTGGAGACGGAGATACTACTGGTAGAGCGACTGGTGAAGTCCTTTCTGCATCACTGGCAGACTCAGTTATCGACTACCAAATTGAGGTTGAAGAAACAGTAACAAGGGAAATCTTCGATGAACTATTGCTAGAGTCAGGCAAGTATAGTGCTGCATATGAAATAAGTGATGAAGATAGAGTCTTTTTAAGACTACGTAACGTTAGTACAGAAGAGATGGTTCTTAAAGAGAATCATGTTATCAATAAAGCAAATGCTGGCCTACTAACTCTAGCCGAAGCAAGAGAAGAGTTAGGTAAAGAGAACCTTACGGAAGAAGAGCTTGAGGGCCTATTAGCCTACATAGAAACCAAGAAAATGGATGAGCTCGAAATTGAGAAGGCTAGAAAGATAAGCGAAATAGAAACAGCCAATGCTATTAAAGTAGCTAAAGCAGCTCCAAAGCCTGCAGCCAGTGGTTCTACTGCTAAGAAGCCTAATACCGGAAAGAAGACTACTACCAGTAAAGGTGGCAATCCTAAGCAAAAGACCAACAAGAAAAAAGGTGCTGGCAATGCTGCAAAACAGAATACTGCCCCCAAGAACACAAAAGACAATTTAGAGAAAGAACTTAGACTACTAATTGTTAATGATACATCGACTAATAGGCTAGTATTAAAGGCACACAGGCTACTAGGGGACTATGGAATGGAGAGGCTAACCTTTGGTTTGTTAGACTCAGAAGATGGCATCGATAAAGATTTAGATACAGAAATAAGACATATAGTTTCAGATATGTTAGAATATCTGGACTCTAATGATTTAAACACTATAAAAATCAACACAATAGTGTCTAAAACTATTGACAAAGTAGAACTTTACGTCAATAATATTCATTGTAAAACACAATAACTTATAACAGAGATATGAAAAGACAGTTTAAAATTAATGTACAACTTAGCGATTCTGCTGTAGCAGACCTTAAAGATAAGGCTGCTGGCAATAAGATTAAGAAGCTCAAGGTAAAGATTGAGGCTTCTCATTCTGGTTTTGTTAACAAGAACCAATTCTTCTATACTCCAAAAGGTATGGCGGATGGCGTTGAATCCTTTGTTGAACCTTACAATAAGCCAGTTCAAGTAAATCATGACAGTTATCAATCTCCAATAGGAAGAGTAATAGAGTCAAGATACGTTGATTATGAAGACCTGAAGGGTGGAATAATTGACACTATTAAGAATACAGAAAATCCTGTTAAGCTAGTTGATGACGTTAAAAAGTTCATTAAGAGCAAGATTTATCTAGCAGAAGATTATAAAGGCTTAGGCCACACAGAATTAATTGCTGAAATTAATGACGAAGATGCTATTGATAAGATACTTGATAAGAGATTTCTTACAGTATCTATTAGTGGTGGAGTTGATTCAGCAGTATGCAGCGCATGCGGAACTGACAAAATGTCAGATGAGCCATGCGACCACTTTAGAGGCGATACCGTTGATGGAGAAGAAGTTTTCTACGTTGGAGGTCTTATGGACTTTAGCGAAGTTTCATACGTTAATTCCCCAGCAGACCCACATGCAGACTCTGAAGTTATATCTGATTCATTTGAAGATTCAGATTTTATCGAGCATAGACTCGAAATATTAGACTATGAAATTGATACAGGAGATAGTTCCGAAATGAAACTAGAAGACTTACTAGCAAAAGCAAAACTTACCCAAGATGCTCTTGCTGCATTAGGTTTAGACTCTTGTGCATTAAGTGACGAAGATTACGATAAGTTAAGAAAAACATCTTTCTTGTTTGCACAGGAGAGAGTCTTACCTATCAACGACAAGGCTCATGTCTTAGCTGCATATAAAGCAATCGAAGATGTTGATAAAGAAGAGCTTAAAGAACTTAAGCCTGTTCTTGATCGTAAATTTGTTAAACTTTTTGGCAAAGATGTATCCTATGAAGACGCACTTGCTGCATATGCCGAAGAGGTTAAAGATGCCTTAGAAGCTGCAGAAAAAGAGAATTCTCAAGGTTCAGATACGCAAGAAGTAAAACTAAATGTAGAAGATGCAGTTGAACAACTGGCACCAGCATTGGTACCATTGATTTGTGACGCAGTTGTTGATAAACTAAAACAAACGCTTACAGTAAATGATGGTTTTTCAGGTTCTAGAATTGAAGCTTTAGAATTAGAAGTGGATGCACTAGAAGATGAAAATAAACAGCTGACAGAAGCCTATAAAAAGGTTATAATTAAGCAAATCCTAATTGCTGAAGATAAAGTTGGTGATGACAAATACAAGACTAAACTAGAAGATCGTGGTTTAGATTCTTTATTTGATAAGCTTGAAGACCTGGGCTTCGGTGTCGAAGATGACGACGACTCTGACGATGGCAATAATGCGGACGGAATTAAAGACGATGCGAATCTTGATGATGCATCTGACGGAACTGTCCAAGACGATGACTCTGATGGTAATGATGCCGACGATGGTGGAGACGACGTACAAGTTGTTGACGCTGAAGTTATTAAGGCAGAATACAAGAAAAAATACAGAGAAGAAGGTACTGTGGCAGCCAACGCATATTTGAAAGAGTTGCGTGATAATAAACAGATACCAGAAAATTTCACTTTTTAAAGAAGAGGAAAAGTAAGAAATGGCTAACAATCCTTACAGTTTAGTTCACACAGGTGGAACAGCAAATTCAGCTGATTACGCCAACCTGAGCTTTAAAACATATGACGAAAGGGGCCACATTACTCCTAACTTTGAATTCTCCGAAGGTCAAAGACCTGCTGGTGAGTTCATGCCAGCGCCTTACTTAGCAGCAGTAAGATTTAACAAGTACTTTGAAGAGTATTTTGTTCTTTCTGGTGGTAAAGTTGTAGCGTTGGATTCAAATGGTTATGTAGTACCTGCCGGTCTCAAAAAACAAATGGCAGCATTCATTACAGCTTTTGATGGCGGTGGTGGTGCTGGTGGTACTGGTTTAGCAGACGCCATAGCGGACGTTGCGGCTAATCCAAACGACTATACAGTTTACACTCAAGCAGATGTAGACAGAGGCGTTGTTGACGCAGCTGGCGACCCTGTTGTAGCAGGTGAAGCTGTTGTGCAAAATATGTTAGATTTAAGTGGTAACAGTGCTGTTATCGACGTAAATGTATCAAACCCTGTTGGTGTTTCCATGTATAACTACTGGTCTCATCCAGGTGGCAATGGAGAAAATCCAATTGACTTCAATAAATACAACTTTAATCTACAGAATAAAGTTGTTTTCTTATGTGACTACCAAATCGAATTACCTACAGTAGAAGACGATGCAACCTATGCAGCCGCTCCATTCTCTGGCATGGGTGCAATGGTTGGTGCTGCAGGTACAGTGTTACCTGGTATGTTCGTTACATATGATGAACAGTCTAACTTTGTATTGTCAGCAGATGATGCCGGTTACGGCTATGGTTCTACTACTCCTGTATCAGAAGTTCTTGGACAAGTTCTAAGCACAGATACTAGATTGGTAAGAGATCTACTTGATCGAGTTCGAACACGTTATAACAATTTCGGTGAACTTGAAAAAATGCCAGGTACTGCAACTGAAGGTAAGTCTGATACATTGACTTATTCTGGTGGTTACGGACTTGTTAGAATTAATCTACAGTTAAGATAATAGAGGTAGATACATAATGATAATTAGAGACAAATGGACACCAGAGGAATTAAAAATCCAAGACGAGATTTCCAATTTTCGTCACGTTTTTCGAAACGGTGGTGTGGACCAAAATGGTGCCGTATTAAGCATTAATGATGCTATCTCAACTCCTAGTGCTCCTCTTATGTTTAAGAGAGTTATCAGTGAAGTTGTTCAAGAGGCTATCGAGCCAAACTTGATTGGTACATCTTTACTTAATCGTATTGATTATGACGGTTACGGGACTACCATTACTTTTGGTACTTTAGGTGCAATCGGCGGTATCGAGTTAGATATGGCAGAAGGCCAAGAATATCCAGAATTCGGGATTCAAGTTGGTAACGGAACAGTTACTGCTAACATCGGGAAATCTGGTTTGGCCTTGAAAGTAACTGAGGAAATGGTTAAATATAGCCAATGGGATGTTATCGGACTGCATTTAAGACAAGCCGGTAGAGCAATGGCAAGACACAAAGAAAGAAAAATCTTTGATATGATCAATAATATGGGTGTGGTTGTTTTTGACAACTTAAACCCAGACAACTCTGAAATTGGTAAAACTTCAGGTCGAGACATCACTGGTTCTGGAAACGGTTCTTTTACAGTTGATGACATGTTTGACTTGTACGCCAAAACATTAGAAAGAGGCTTTACTCCTAATGTTGTACTTTGTCACCCATTAGCTTGGGCTACATTCCTGAAAGATCCAAATCTTAGAGAAATGGCTTTACAGTCTGGTGGAACAATGGGCTCATGGTTCAATGGTCTTCCAAATAATGTATCTCCTAACACTCCAGACGTATGGAAAAATTTAGGTAGAATGCAAGGACCTACAGCCATGGATCCTTCTAACACTGAAAGAGTTGGTACACAACAATCAACAATTGCTATGCCTGGCATGTTCCCATTTGGTGGATTGAGAATTATCCCTACACCAATGGTACCATTTGACCCTGTAGCAAAAACAACTTCGATTGTTATGCTTGATGCAAATGAGCTTGGTGCAATAGTTGTTTCTGAAGACCCAATGAGTGAAGAGTGGAATGACCCTGCTAGAGACATCATGAAGATCAAAATTCGTGAAAGATATGGCATGGTGCTATTCAACGAAGGCCTTGGGGTTTCTGTTGCTAAAAATGTTAGTGTTGATCCAAATGAGATCGTACTACCACCACAAGCTACAGTTACTGGTCTTTCAGCTATCGTAAGAAAACCATAATAGTTAATAGCAAAATGGTAATATTAAAAGGGGGCGTCAGTGATTGCATTGACCCCCCTTTTTTCTTATAATGGACTAATAATGGATACATGTATAAATAACATATGGAGAAAATTACATGAAAGCTAATTTAGAATTAATCTATGGATCATTCCTGTTCGTTGAAGACCTATCTCTTGGAAGAGGGCAGCCTCCTAAAGAAGTAGATTTATCAGGAAGGAATGATAGCTTCAAAGCACATATTTCTAGAGCTATTGTATTTGGTCAGATTACATCTGATGTAAAAGCAGAAGATATCATAGCAACTATTAAGAATGAAGAATTTAGAGCAGCAACATCTGAGGCCTGTGGCTTCAAGAAGTCTATGACCTTCAATGACTTAAATGATGCTAACGTAGAAATCATAGAGGCTACTTTTGAAAATGACGATGAGCCAGAAAATAATGACACTCAAGATACATCAATAACAGGTCAAAATGCAGATACAGTCATCTTAGATGAAGTAAATGACGATGGACTAGTAAACGAGCCACCTACAGAAACTGAGCCAGAAGTTGCCCCTAATGTATCTGAGGAAAACCCAATTGCGATACCGCTTGATTCTCTTAGAGAAATATTGAAAGGTAATGTAACTCAGGTTGCTATTAAGGTAAAAGAAGCAGCGACTTCAAGTTCGGATATTGAAAAACTAATTGAACTAGAAAAAGCAAATAAAAACAGAGCGACAATATTATCATTACTTAAAGACCAATAAGGTGAAATATGCCCCAGTCTATAAGTGTAATTGATATACTTAGCAATGCAGACCAATTATCATCGCTTCCGGTAGGAGAATCTCTTAAGGTTCTCTTCTCGGAAGAACCTGATTTTTATGATATAAGTACAGACATTTCTATAGTAAGAATCAATTCCGACCAAGACGTACCAAACTTTTCAGATGTAGTTTATAGGATACAAGACGAATCCGAATACGGAACTATACCAGTTTCATTCAGCGGAGAAGCAACTGCGGATGGATATCTATTAACTGTAAAGCCAGATGAATTTTTAGAGCCCAACTCTAATTATTATCTAGTAATAGGAGAAAGCCTAGCCCCTATTAGCCACTCTGTTAGTAAGACAACATCATTAGGCCCTTCTAATATAAGTGTAATACTTAATTCTACAGGAATGAGTGAAGATGCAGTGTATGTACTAGAGGTAATAACACAGTCTAGTCTAAGTGGTGGACAGCATACAGTAGAGTTTAGTTTAACCAAAGATGCAGTATTCGTAGATAACTATTCTATGGATTTAAACGACAATAATATCCTTGAATTAAATGACACAATATCATTAGAGATTAACCCTAATGTGCCATTTTTAGTAACAGAACAATTCACAATTACACTAGAAGAGTTTTCAAGACTTGGAGAAACAGAGGCTCAGGCTTTTAGTACCTTTCTTACATCTCATGTAATAGAAAATGCAGCAGAGACATCTCAGCAACTATCACAGTCTCAAATATTAGAGTTCTATGAAAACACTACATGGAACGCACAGATGGATGATGCTACAGAAGCAGTCGATCCTTCTGCAAAAGATGTATCCTTTACCTTCCAGTATCCAAATAAGATAATAATTAGTTTAGAAGACCCAGTACTAACATCATCTATTGATGAAAACACATTTACGATTACCATAGACTATGCTTTTCAGAATTATCTGTTGCCTCAAATGGGGCTATACGATGAGAGCAAGAAGTATATCGTAGAATATGATACAGTTGATTCTCCAAATACATCAAAAATTATATTGACTATTAAAGACGACATAGATGATCTAGTTCCTATATCTGATAAGTTCTTAATACAGGCTGCATAAGATGCCAAGTTATATACCTTCTAAATATTCAGATTTTGAAGTTTACATACCCTCTGAGGTCTTATCGCCAGTTGTAGATGCTTGTATTGGTGAACCACCAAATTGGCCTGGTTACCCTACGTGGCCTAGATGGCCTAATTCATATGCAGGGTCATCAACCCCTTGGGACCATTGGACTCCTCGCTCAGAGAGCCCTACAGGAGCTTCTACGGTACCTACGTATAATGGTGGGTCATTATCTTCAGTTAATCCTTCGCCAGCTTTCCCTGGAGACCCTTATTGGGGTATAACACTTACACATAATACTGGTTTGTTGCCAGAGAATATCAGGGGTATAGTTGGTAAAGGCTCAGGTGTTGGCCTAATAGGGTCAGGGCTTACAGGTGGAATAACTATATACGATAGAGCATATGGTTCACTAGAAGCCTTTTTTCCAAGTGAAAAGACACCTACGACAACAGAGAGGCATCCTTATAGCGTAGGATATGACGTTCAATATAGAGAGCATGCTGGTGAACTAATATGTGAATATCAGCTTATTCCAACATGTGACGGAACAGATGTCACACCCCCATATTTTGGTCAGAATGTAGCCGTAACAAAAGTCGAAGACTTGTCACTTTCTAATCCTACAATTAGAACAAATTCATGGGAAGGCATTCTTACTTGGACATTCACATATGATAATGTGTGTACAGGGTTTGTAGTTCCAGATGGAGCAGACTTGGTTCCGGTACCTGGGACATTAGATGTCCCCATTCTTAGAGATGAAGAGAGTGTACCTTGGCCCGCAGGATATG